TCTCGGTGACGATCTCAGGCATTAAGCGGGCGGGGAACTAAGACGCGATGGCCTCGCAAGCCTATGAGCAGATCTCCGTGCTGGGTGGGGAGATGGGCACCTATACGCCGCACAGTGGACAGGCGAAACGCATTCTCGGGCTGGTCGATCCGGTGCGCCGGATCGATCAGCTCGGGAATCAGTCGTTCCTCTCTAAGACCTACGATGTGTTTCTCGTGCGGTCTGCCTCTGAAGGCGTGGCGACAGTCAAGGAAGGATTTGACACGTTCTCTATTAAGCTCTTGCCGACAGACACCACCGAGACGGCGTTGCGGATCACAAAGATTCTCCCTGATCGAGACTTCGGGAATCCTGGCGATGGGATTGGGATGTGGCACCTTGAGGCGGTGCGCTAACGGAAGGGGGCTACGATGTGGCCAAGATGGTGGGTGTGAGAAACGGCGAGGATCGGGCAGAGTCCAACAGTACGCCATGGTGGGGGCAAGCAAGAAATCTGATATGGAATTTAGGGCCTGTCACTGTCGCGTTTTGTGCACTAAGTGCCGTGCTCCTCGGATGGCTTCCGTCGCCAATGCTGACGGCGATTCAGGATGGCGTGCAAGGGTTGAAAGATAACCGGGTCATTATGCAAGCGATTCAGCGCGAAGTGGCGGACCATTCGCGCGAAGTGAAGGATCAGCACTATTCAGAAATACGCATTTGGCGGCAGATTTGCCGCAATACCGCCAAGATTCCGATGCACAACGAACGCTGCGACGATCTTTAGGAGGCGAATCATGAGAACAATCTTGTGGGGATTCTTGCTGGTGACAGTCTTGGGCGGATGCGCCGACGCCAAAAAGCTGTACGAGAAGATCACGGCACCGGAAACACCGGCGCCCGTCCAGCCGACGGAGCCTCAGCCGTGAAGCGCATCATGCTCTTACTGGCAGTCATGCTGTTCAGCGCCGAAGGAGCCTGGGCGCAAACGGCGCTCTCTGTTTCATTGGCTACCGGCACCCTCGCCTGGGATGCGCCTCCGGATGGTGCGCCCTATTTGCCGCTCACGCAATACGTGATTACCTGCGGAACGGCGAGCACGAATATCCCCGCTCCTGCGACCTCCGTGCCGGTGCGGACCTTTGTGCCCTCACCTGGCGTCTACGATTGCACCATCCGGGCGGAAAATGCCTTTGGACGCTCCGCTGAGGCGCCCATTCCCTCATTCACGGCAGGCTATCCTCCGGCGGAACCGGCAGCAATTCGGCTAGAGGTACGCTGAGAACACAGCAGAACGCATTGGGGGCGAGAAATGGCAGATGTGACAAATATTGTTGCGGGCCGCTGGGGATTCACGCGCATCCTACCAGAGCCGGACGGCGACGGATGGACCACACACGCGATGCTAGAGCGGCTTGGCGATGAAATCGCCATACACTTTCCCCCCATAGTCAACGGGGCATTCCCTGTGCCGTTCGCAATGGTCCGCTTGAATGGCGCGATTATCTCACCATCGACCAACGACACTATCTTGATTCCGCGCAACTTGACACAAGCAGAGCTCACACTGGGAGACCTCACGGCGCATCAACGGCTGAACCTTCGGAACTTCCTCGAAACCTTGGCGGCCTACTCTTTCACTGACTGGGATGGAACGCTCAAAGATATCCCCGGCATGTCGGCGCAGGTGGCGACCTACACAACGGACACGCTCATCCGGGATCTGCTCCGGGACCTCTACCGCTACTTGGGACACTCGGCTTCCCGGCCTCGCATGGCCTCGGCGGAGTGGCACAACACCGAATACCTGGACGGATTCGACACCAGCCATGAAACACGATGGACAGCCTGCACCGCTTCAACCATTGCAAATGGAACATGGGACAGCACAGACTTAGAAGTGGACTTCAGCGGTGACACAGCGGCTTATGTGCGCTACTCCGCAAACAACTCGGGCAGCATCGAGCACGAAGCGCAGATTACCGGGCGGAATACCATATCCGGGCGCTGCGTGGGGCCTGGTGTCCGCATGTCAACCAACAGCGGCTATGGCATTTCCTTCCACATCAGCGGAGATTTGCAACTCTGGAAGCTCGTGGCTGGGGTGAGAACCAACATTGCATCGAGCGCTCAATCCGCATCAACCGATCTCTACTTCACAACGCAGCGGCTCGCAGCGGCGGGCGGGAACGGCGCAAATGTCGTCTTATCTGCATGGCTGAATCTGCACGGATCGGGCACGCGGCCCAGCGACCCTGGGTGGAACGGCGCTGATGGCTCTCCAACTTATACCTACACCGACACAGCGGCGGACCGGCTCGACGATTCCGCCGTAGATCTTGATTGCGGGCTCCTGGCTCGCGGCATGGTGGGCAGTGTTGACACTCGACACAACTATTTCAAGCTCCGGGCCATTGCCGATCGTGGCGGGGCCTCGCATGCCCTCTCGGGCAGCCTGAGCGATGCCAGTTCCATTTCTGGCAGCTTGGCGGGATCAAAGCCGGTCTCCGGCAGCATTGATGATAGCAGCTCTATTTCGGGATCGGTGGCGGTGGCGCGCACCGTGTCCGGCTCGGTCAGTAGCGCCTGCGCGATCGCAGGCACGCTCTCCCTGCAAGGCCAAGTGGTGCTGGCTGGTTCGCTGGCAGATGCCAGCACGATCGCGGCGGCGCTGCAAGGCACAAAGCCGCTGTCCGGCTCCCTGACTTCAGGCAGCACGATTGCCGGGTCATTGGATACGGTCGGGTCGCAAGTCGCACTGGTTGGCAGCTTGTCGATGCTCTCAGCCGTCTCGGCATCGCTCGGCCTCAGCAAGGGCTGCTCCGGAATCGTGGTCTGCTCATCCAGCGTGGACGCCACGATGCGCACAGCCTGGGCGTTATCGGGCGCGGTCTCTCCACGGTCGGCGCTGTCGGCGGTGCTCTCGATTCAAGGACAGACAGGGAATCCGTTCAGGATTTTCGCCGTGACTGATCGCGGCTTTATTGTTGAGGCCACGGCGAGAACGTTCACGTTCGATTATGAGAAGGAGGGCTAGACAATGGGCAGTCTGACGGATTCTGGGGAAAACATGGTGCTTGATTATTACTTCGGGGCCAGCGCCAACACGACCCCGGCGAACTGGTTCATCGGGCTCTCCACGACCACGATCACGGATTCCGGCAGTAACATCACGGAACCCGTTGGCAACGGGTATGCCAGAGCTGGGGGATCGAATAACAAGACCACGTTCAGCAATTCCTCCGCCGGGGCCTTGTCGAACGCGGTCACACTGACCTATCCCACGGCCACCGGCTCCTGGGGGACCGTGGTGGATTTCTTCCTGGCTAATCATGCTACGGCGGCCGCCAGCGCCAATATCTGGGGTTATGGCACGCTCGCGGCGTCCAAAACCATTCAGAGCGGTGACACGGCCAGCTTTGCGGCGTCGGCGATCTCGATCACGCTGACCTAAGAGAGGGCAGGATGCAGGTCTTTTCAAAGCAGCCGGGTGAGGCGTACTCCGTGGCGCTGGAATTTTCCGGCAAGTTGCCGACGGGGGCCAGCCTGAACAGCGGCACGGTGGCGGCCTATGATCCGGCCGGTACTGATGTGTCCTCGACCGTCCTGAGCGGCACGACGGCGACGATCAGCGGCACGCAGGCGCTCATCAAGGTGCAAGCCGGAACGCATGGGGTCGATTATCGTATCCGGTTCCTAGTGACACTCACGAATACGGACGTGCTCGAAGAAGATCTCACCATGAGGGTGAGGAACGCATGAGCATCGAGCTACTGGGCGTCAACGAATTGATCCAGGGCATTCAGGATGCGGAAAAGCTGCGTGTGCGCTTCATGCGGCAAGAAATGAACCGGGGCGTGAAGCGAATCAGGAAGAGCTTTATCAAGGCCCAGCTCCAAGGGCCGCCAGGGATCAAGGCGGGCGTGCTGGCGAAGGGGAAGAACGTATTCACGTTCACCGGCGGAGAGAACTCCGAGACCGTCCGGGGCAAGGTGGGGATCTCGCGGATACTCAACGTACATGAACAGGGCATGACGATCAGGCCGAAGCGCGGAACGTATCTCTTTCTCCGTGAACATGCGGGTACGTCGAGAGAAAAGATCATCGGCGTGGTCCCATCGGTGACGATCCCGGCGCGGTTGAAGTTTGAGCAGCAAGTGCTGAGAGAAGCGCCGGCCGTCTTGGTCAAGGTGGGTGAGGCGTCCTATCGAGGCACCGAAACGGCGCTGGTGAAGGCCATGAAGAAAACGGCAGGGCTCAATGGCTGATTCGATCCAAGAGCAGATCATGGAGAAGATCGTCTCGGCATTGGCCGAAGTCACGACCACGAACGGCTACGCCAACACGGTGCAGAGCGTGCAGCGGCACAACCAAAGCGGCGTGAATCTTTCGACGGTGCCCACGGTGCTGGTCAAGGAGTCGGATTGCCTCGCGGAACTGGATAAGAGCAGTCATCAGAGAGTCCGGCGCCGGCTGGAATGGTTCGCGGTGGCGATCACGCGGCAGGATGAAACATCGACCTCGACGGATACCCGGAGCGGGGCGGAACAGCTCAACAGCCTGGTCGCCGACATTGAGCAGCGGGTGGCCGCCAGCAGGAGTTGGGACGGGCTGGCGATCATGACCGATCCGCCCGACTATTTGGAAGTAGAAATCGACGCAGTAACACCACACCTCGCGCGGGGGCTGCGATTTTCAACCGTCTACGAGCACACGCGGAATGATCCGTACTCGCAGACCTAAACACAGGAGGGAATGATTATGGCCAGCAATGCAATCGCAGCCTACGGAACACTGTTGAAGCGCGGGGCGGCGTCCAGCGGATCCAACACTTTCTCCAACTATGCCACGATTGGCGAAGTGAAGAGCATCAAGGGACCGAGCACGGAGGTCTCCACCATCGATGTGACCACGCACAGCAGCGCGGCGTCGGGCAACTACCGCGAGTTTGTGCCGTCCCTCATCGATCCGGGCACGATCGATATCGAGCTGAGCTGGGTACCCTCCGATAGTACCCACGCCTTGCTCTGGACGGACCTCACGAGCCGGACCAAGCGGGACTTCTGGTTGCAGACTACGGCAAACGCCTCGGGAGCCAGTGCGAATATGCAGTTCTCGGCGTATGTGACGAACTTTTCCAAGGAGTTCCCGACGGACGACGTGCAAAGTGGAACGGTTACGCTGAAGATCACCGGAGCGATCACACTCAACACCTAAGCAAGGGGGTAGCATGGGCCTCTCACGTGAGCAGATTCTATCGGCATCGGACCTCAAGATTGAGGAAGTCCAGGTGCCCGAATGGGGCGGGAGCGTCTTTGTTCAATCATTGAACGGCAAGGCGCGGGACAAATTCGAATCGACGCGGTTTAAGCTCAAGGGCGACAAGGTGGAGATGATCCACGACAACACCCGCGCCGTGCTGGTGTCGCTCTGTGCCTGCGACGAAGCCGGGACGCTGTTGTTCTCAGAGGGCGATGTAGCAGCTCTGGGCGCGAAGAATGCGGCGGCGTTGGATCGCGTCTTTGACGTGGCGCAGCGGCTGTCGGGCTTGCGCGG